CCGTGGGGGGGGGCGATTTATTTACTCTGTTTCACTTGCCTCGGAATTAGCGTCAATGACGGAAAACATTCATAAACATCGCATCCTCATCCTCGACTTCGGGTCTCAGTATACTCAGCTGGTGGCGCGTCGCGTGCGTGAGCTGGGCGTCTACTGTGAGCTGTGGGCATGGGATGTCACGGAAGCACAGATCCGCGAATTTAATCCAAGCGGCATCATTCTTTCCGGCGGCCCGGAAAGCACCACCGAAGAGAACAGCCCGCGCGCGCCGCAGTATGTGTTCGAAGCCGGCGTGCCGGTATTTGGCGTCTGCTACGGCATGCAGACCATGGCGATGCAGCTGGGCGGCCATGTAGAAGGTTCTAACGAGCGTGAGTTTGGTTACGCGCAGGTTGAAGTGGTTAACGACAGCGCGCTGGTGCGCGGTATCGAAGATTCCCTGACCGCAGACGGCAAACCGCTGCTGGACGTGTGGATGAGCCACGGCGACAAAGTGACCGCCATCCCAGCGGACTTCGTAACCGTCGCCAGCACCGACAACTGCCCGTTCGCCATTATGGCCAACGAAGAAAAACGCTTCTACGGCGTGCAGTTCCACCCGGAAGTGACCCACACCCGTCAGGGAATGCGTATGCTGGAGCGCTTCGTGCGCGACATCTGCCAGTGCGAAGCGCTGTGGACCCCGGCGAAAATCATTGACGACGCCGTTGAGCGTATCCGTCAGCAGGTTGGCGACGACAAAGTGATCCTCGGCCTCTCCGGCGGTGTGGACTCTTCGGTGACCGCGATGCTGCTGCACCGCGCTATCGGCAAAAACCTGACCTGCGTATTCGTGGACAACGGTCTGCTGCGCCTGAACGAAGCGCAGCAGGTGATGGAGATGTTCGGCGACCACTTTGGCCTGAACATTGTTCACGTTGAAGGCGAGCAGCGTTTCCTCGACGCGCTGGCGGGTGAAAGCGATCCGGAAGCGAAGCGTAAAATTATCGGTCGCGTTTTCGTGGAAGTGTTCGACGAAGAAGCGCTGAAGCTGGACGACGTCAAATGGCTGGCGCAGGGTACCATCTACCCTGACGTTATCGAATCTGCCGCTTCCGCCACCGGTAAAGCGCACGTCATCAAATCTCACCACAACGTGGGCGGCCTGCCGAAAGAGATGAAGATGGGCCTGGTTGAGCCGCTGCGTGAGCTGTTCAAAGACGAAGTGCGTAAGATCGGCCTGGAACTGGGCCTGCCGTACGACATGCTCTACCGTCACCCGTTCCCGGGCCCCGGCCTTGGCGTGCGCGTGCTGGGCGAAGTGAAGAAAGAGTACTGCGACCTGCTGCGTCGTGCGGACGCTATCTTCATCGAAGAGCTGCACAAAGCTGACCTGTATAACAAAGTCAGCCAGGCGTTCACTGTGTTCCTGCCGGTTCGTTCCGTCGGCGTGATGGGCGATGGCCGTAAATACGACTGGGTGGTTTCCCTGCGTGCGGTGGAAACCATCGACTTCATGACCGCGCACTGGGCGCACCTGCCGTATGATTTCCTCGGCCGCGTCTCCAACCGTATCATCAATGAAGTGAACGGTATCTCCCGCGTGGTGTATGACATCAGCGGCAAGCCGCCAGCAACGATTGAGTGGGAATGATTAACGGCTACATTATAGCTAATCATATCTACTCAAAATGAAATTCAACCCTCTGTTTTTACAGGGGGTTTTTCTTTATATCACTTCAACACTATTCACTCTATCTCACATTTTTTGACGGTATACCTGACGGTATTACCATTACGGTATACTCTCGTACCGTCAGAAAAAATGATGCATCACGGGTGAAATGTGCTTACCGATACCAAACTAAAAAACCTGAAACCGCAGGGCAAAATGTACAAGGTCTCCGATCGCGACGGACTGTATGTAGCCGTGCTGATCTCAGGCACCATCTCGTTTCGTTACGATTACCGCATCAACGGCCGCCGGGAGACGCTGGTTATCGGTCAGTATGGTCGTGACGGTATCACGCTGGCTGAAGCCAGGGATGAATTGATAGCGGCTAAAAAGCTGCTTAACGCAGGCCAGTCGCCGGCTGCGGCGAAGCGTGACGGTATCAAACGGATCCGCGGCGCCGAAACATTTACGGTACATACCGACGCCTACATGAAACATGTGGTCCTGGCTGATAGCACGCGGGCTATGAAGCAATCAGTAATCGACCGGGATATTTTGCCTGTTCTCGGAAACAAAATGATGTCAGAGATAACGACGCCTATGGTGCGTGATCTTTGCGATCGCATAGTCGAGCGCGGCGGACGCGCGACGGCGGTGCAGGCGCGCGAAATAATCAGCAGCGTGTACCGGTATGCCAATGACCGCGGGCACGGGTTATTCAACCCGGCCGCAGATATCAAACCTTCAGCGATCGCCATGTTTAAACCGCGAGACCGATGTCTGCAGCCGGAAGAAATAGGCGTTCTGTTCAGGGCGCTGGATACCGTCAGCACGTTGCCAACTTTAAAACTGGCGGTAAAGCTCATCCTGATCACTATGGTGCGTAAAACCGAGTTCATCATGGCGACGTGGAAAGAAGTGGATTTCAGCAAAGGCACCTGGACGATCCCATCTGACAGGATGAAGGGGAGCCGGTCGCACGTCATCTACCTGCCGCCTCAGGCGCAGGATCTGATGATAGGCCTGCAGATGTGCGCCGGCGGGAGTGAATATCTGTTGCCAGGTCGCTACAGCACCAGTAAGCCGCTATCCAATGCCGCTCTGAACTCAGTCATCGATCGCGCGGTTGCTGCGGCAGCGGATGCCGGGGATAGCCTGCAACCTCTAACAGTGCACGACCTGCGGCGCACAGCGAGCACGCTTTTGCATGAAGCGGGATTTCCATCAGACTGGATAGAGAAGGCGCTGGCGCATGAACAGAAGGGGGTGAGGGCGGTTTACAACAAGGCCGAGTATTCCCGGCAGCGGGCCTACATGCTGCAGCAGTGGGCAAATATGGTTGATGCATGGATAAACGGGGAGCATTACGACCTGGTGCCGTTCTCCCCGTCTGCATTTGAAAAGTGGATGAATGAACAATAGTCCGCCCTGAGGCGGCTCATTGTGTCGCCTTCGAAGAATTCTCAAAGAGACCGCGCAGGAACTTAACCATCGCGTTTGCAGAATCCCGCTGCTCACGGTAGCGCGCCGCTTCTCGCTGCAGGTGAAGGATCTCACCATTCCTCTGGTTGATAATGGCGCGCGCCTCTTCGAGTTGTCGTATCAGCGAGGCCTCTTCGGCAATGTTCATGCGGCCTCCGTCTTCACTACCTGCACAGCGCAGCCTGGTAGCAACTCAACCGCCGGCGCCGTGCATTGGTTACCCCACACGTCGAAACCGTGGGACGACTGGCGGGCGAAGAGCTCAATGCGCGGGATATCGCCAAGCAGCTGCACCAGTTTCTCGCGGATAACGTCCGGTTTGCGCGAGTTCTCCAGGCGTGGCGCCGTGACATGCTGGCAGATTGAGGCGTCCATGCGGGCCGGTAGTTTCCCGCGCACGGCAAACAGGCAGTCTTCGCTGTTCGCCCGGGTCATATGGCCCATGCCGATCGCACTGTTCCCTTTGTGCTTGTTCGTCTTGTGCCAGGTGAATCCCTTCATGGTCATCAGGCGGAACCCCCAGGCCTCCATGACTTTCAGCGCCTCTACCGGCTGAGTCGGTACCCACCACATAGCCAGAAGACAATCTTCGGCGGCGAGCTCCCATACTGGCAGCCGGCAGATATCCAGAACATTCATCACTGGATACTTGAAACCGGCGCCGCGGTCACCGTCAGCTGCCTTGTCGCGGTATGCCCATGGCGGATCCGCATAGATCAGGGTGTATTTTCTGCTCATGCTGCATCTCCTTCTGTGCGCTCACCTGGAAGCGGCTCAAGTCCGCGATTAAGTTCGCGCTGCATGCTGCCAAAAATACGGCGCATACGGCTGATTTCTTCGTTTTCAGTCAGTCGTGTAACGGCGCTCTCAAGGGCTCTAGCCAGCAGATACCGTGGAGAATCAGGATCAACGCCCAGCAGCACGGCTAAATCCCGCTGCGCATCGGTGAGTCGTTCCTCTTCCCGGCGGCGATTATCTTCGCGGCGCTTCTGTTCATCGATACTTTCCTGGCGAACAGTTTTGGCGCGCTCCTCTGCAAATTTGATTTCGCTTTCCAGCCTGTCTTTAGCCATACATGCTTGCGCGACCAGGCGGGAAACATCTTCACCATGTTTTTTCGACAGGTTTCTTTCAACAAACCAGGAACCGTATGAGCGGCTTTTAATCTGCGTGCGCTCAACTTCCCTAGTCATGCCGTCCATCAGCAATTTAATCCAGGCGTCACGCGGCAAGTTGTCGATCTGGCGCATTGTCGGGCCTTTCAGAGTGTGCCAGCCTGATTCTTTTCGCACCATCAGGCCACAGCCATCAGGGATATCGGATTTTTTAAGCAGACCTTCAGGAACAGCGAACACAACACCGCCAGCATATTTAAAATATTTTGTGTATTTCCCGGCGGTCACGTCTGCGCGAAAGTCGCTCATACTTACTTTCACCTCATAAACGATGGGGCAGAATTTGCTATAGCTATGGGCCATTGCATAAACGTCAGGTCGGCATGTACCTGAAGGGCCAAGCTGCATATCTTCCCAGCAGATGCGAGCAGTATTTCGGCGTAGGTGCTCAGCCAGATCGTGCGCTAATTCGTTATGCCCCCATTTCATGCTGCACCGCCTTCGCTTTTTTCCGCTTCAACCGCCATCTGCTCAAGCTTTCGTGAAAGCTCGGCAGACAGTGACTGGAACTCTTCCTCTATCGCTACCGGGATCGGAACAAAACGGATGCCGATATGCGCTAGGCCATGTGCGGCCTCAAGGCATTTCCTTAAATCAACGGGAGAGGCTCTATTCATGCTGCCACCTTCTTGCTATTCAGTTGCTCCGCCAGGCGCTGAGCCTTCAGCGGGTTCTGGATAACCTGGCCGCCGGGCGCCAGCCAGCCACGGCGTACGGACGAATAAACCAGCGTGATACTGCCTACGCGAATGCTGTCGTGTGGGTTAGTCATAAATCACCCCGGCGGTTGCGCAGATCCCGGCATAGCATCCCTGGCGAAGCCGGTTCCCGCGGCCAATGCACTGATCGCGGCGTATAGCGATACGGGCCCGCTCAACCTCGCCAGTGGCCGCATCCATGCACTCAAGCCAGAGGCGAGCGGCCAGGCGGTACTGGCCTTTGTTCTCGCGAGCAATAGCGCGCTGCTCGATCTCCATTGCCGCCGGCGTTACGGCGACAAGAGGGGGCGCTTTGCGCTGCGAGACATAATCCGCGTGGTATTTTTCCATCCGATTCATCGTATCCAACCCTCTCGAAAAATTACCGCCAGCAGGAACAGCCAGGCGGATACGGCGGCCAGGTACAGAAACCATCCTGACCACCTTTCCCAGTACCTCGCCAGCGTCGTCACGCCGCGTTACCAACCGGGCGAAATACTCGTTGCTCAAGCGGAGGCTTTTTTCCAGCAAACTCCGTTGTGCCGTTCTGCTGACGTTCATCCAGCCAGCGCTCGATCTCTTCGCTGTTCCAGGCACAGCGCTTGTCTGTGATCCAGAAACGCTTAGGAAACTCCCCGTTTTTCTCCATGCGGTCGATAGTGCTCATCGATACAGGCACCACCTCCAGCAGTTGCTTTCTGTTAAATGCACCTTTCATCGTTATCTCTCTTTTTTCAGTGCGGCGCGCCCGGCGCCGCGGTGGTTATTACATAGGGACTTCGTTCAGTTCGTCTTTGCGGATGCCGTATACATCGGTGGCAGCGTCCAGTAACTCCTGGTTACCAGCCAGACGGTGGGCCGCGCATTTGTAGGCCTTGTCCCGTTCTGCAACGTTACGAGCCGCCATAGCCGCAGAAGAGAAGCCAGAGAGAATGTCTTCTGGGGCGCGGTCGTCAGTCTTTTTCGCCTTCTCTTCATGGTGCTGATCGGGGTGCGAATTGATCAGCTGATTCATCCCCGCAGCGGTGCTAGCCGGTGGCGTAATGTCACGCTCAACGCGCGGCTGCCCTTCCTGCAACTCATCCGGTGTATAGACGCCAAGGAGAACATCAGGGGCGTGCAGGCGTGCCCAGCGCTTAACGCACAGGTAAGCCAGTTGCTGACGCGGATCCTGCTCCCAGAGAGGGGAGTTGCGCACGCCGGCTTGCGCCATGCTGATGGTCAGGGTGCGAGGCTCAGATTCGCCTTTAAGGGTTGCCCACACTGTCACTGTCAGGCTCGGCGATTTGTCGGTTTTCCCGCTTACTTTTGACCAGTCGCCATCCCATTTGTAGTTCAGGCGAGTGGCCAGAAGGTTTGAGGAAGAGACAACCGCATTAACCAGTTGCGCTTCATAGCCCAGCGTGCCGTTAACCACATGCGTTTTCTGCGCCACCGCGAACGGGTTCATTCCCCACTGCGCCGCTTGCATAGTCACCGCCAGGCAGTCAGCTGGCTTTCCAGCCAGGTGCGCCGGAACGGTGGCTTTGCTGTCAGCCATCAGGGTGGCAAATCGCACCAGGCGATCCATCCCTTCCGGGCTGAAGATTGCCGCGGCGGTGCCGACGGTAGCACCAGGCTGAGAAGTGATTGCGATGTCGTTGCTCATACGTACATATCCTGTTTACGTGCCCACTCAGGGCGTTTAATAACTTCAAATCCACCCCAGTCGCCTGTTTCGCGGCACTGGTGATAGGTATTCAGATCCCGGCGGTAGAGCGCATGCCCTGTGTCCACGTCCTGCGCATCCAGTTCGAACACCCGTACCGGGTAGCGGCCGCAGTCAATGGTTTCGCTCACTGCCAGGAAGAAGAATCCATGCGGATCGCCGGTGGTTTGCTGCGCGCCTTCGCGGTACATCGCGTCCTGTACGTGGTACCGGAATTCCTCAATGTGGCGCGAGAAACGCTCCATATCGGCAACCTTCTTCACGTCCAGCAGGACAGGGTGATTCTTCAGGCGCTTGTCCGGGCGTATGCGGCACAGCTCGCCAGTATCCGGATCCGTCCAGTAGTGGGAGGCTTCGCAGAATCCTTCCGCCTCAAGCAGCCAGCGCGCTGCCGGGTGCGCCATTGCGCTATCACGCATAAGTTTCAGCTTCCGGCCCTGTTCGGCGTCCATTACAGTCATGCCCATGTTCTCGACGTCTTTCAGGAAGGCTTCCTGATCTGCTTTCCCCTGGTTGGTTCTCAGGTTGAACTGCGGCGCCACGATGAAGCGCTTATCGAACTCTTCCGGTTCCAGAAGCAGACAGTGCAGGGCAGTTCCCATATCCAGAGCTTTCAGCTTTTCGGTATCGACAGGTGCTGATTTCTGCCACTGCAGAAGGGCCGGGCTCAGCGCCACCATATCCAGCTGTGACTTACTCACGCCGTCGCCGGCGTGGTAGTCCTCGTTGCTGATATCGAAGTAAATTCCTGGTGTCATGCCGCGTTCCTCGCCGTATCCAGCTGGTCAGCCAGATCCCACTTCGCGATGATGCTGGTCAGCGCGGCCTGGTACGCCGCGAGAGCTTCTTCGAATTCCGGGCTCATCATCAGTTCTTCCAGAATCTCGGTGCGCACGCCTTTGCGCTCCAGTTCGTAGAAAGGTTTCTGCAGCTGGTGGTATTTGATCGCGTCGATCAGCTCCACCTGGCGCTCATAGTGCATCTGGCTCAGCTGGTAGTTGCTGTCGATGCTGGTCATGATTTTTTTCAGGTTGTTAATCTGCTGAGTGTTCATACGCACCTCAGTACTTGATAGAGACTGCAGATACCTTCCCGCTGGCGATGGCGATCAGTGCCTTCTCTGCCATTTCCTGCGTAAGTCCGCTTTCAATCAGGTCTGCGATAGCCTGTCGATTGATGCTGCGGCGGTGCTCTTTATCAGCGGCCCGGCGCGCTTCTTCTTCCGCAATGCGCTTCTGCTCAGCCAGGCGCTTAGATTCAGCTTCCTCCTGACGGCGGCGCTCCGCTTCGATAGCGGCCTGCTTTTCACGCTCAGCTTTTTCCGCAGCGGCTTTTGCTTCACGCTCTGCTTTCTGCTGGGCTTCAATTTTTTCGCGCTCTGCGCGTTCAGTTGCAGCTCTGGCTTCAGATTCACGGCGTGCAGCAGCATCAATTTCAGCCTGTGCCTTTGCCTCTGTATCACGCTTAGCCTGTTCAGCAGCTTCACGACGGATATTCTCTTCACGCTCAAGGCGTGCTTTTTCTTCTGCCTCTTTGCGCAGGCGATCAAGCTCAGCGGCTTCATGTTCGCGCTTTTGCGCTATTACCAGCGACGCTTCCAGTTGCTGAATAGTTGAATCTTTAGCCACTCCCGCCTCTGCTGCGCGCTCCTGCCAACTGTCATCCAGCACCACGGATTTAGCTTCCAGAATGCGCGCCTGAATATCAGCAGAAGGCAGGTAGTTACCGGCGTTGTCGATCACGTCAGCCAGCGCACGCAAATCCACAAGGCGCTGCTGCAGTGCTTCGGTGCGCGCCTTTTCAGCATCTTCCCACTCGGTAAGAGGGCGGCGTACTTCATCGCGCAGCTGATCGCATTCGGTGACGAAGCGGCGCAATTCAGCTTCAACCACTTTTGGCTGCTCCTTGAGGCGCTTCAGGTAATCCCTGCCAGGTTTCTCTACAGCAGTTTTGCTGCGTGATACCTGTGCGGCCAGCGATGCAATACGAGCCCGTCCCTTTGCAGTGCTCAGGTCAGGAACCTCGTTTACTCCAGCACGGATCTTTTCCAGGAAGGAATCAAGTCCGTTCTCAACGTAAATTGCCGGTGCCATGTCCGGCGCTATTTCGATAATTGCTAAATCAGTCACTTGCTCACCCCCATGCCCATTTCCGTTTTTGCTGCCAGTTTGCTGACGAACGCCCAGCTGATTGCTTCCGGCAGCGTGCGAAACTTCCAGCTCATCAGCCCGCATGCCGTAACGCAGTACCAGCCGTTAATGATTTGCCATTGCATACACACCTCACTATTACCATTTGGTAAATATCAGGGGTATGAGAAAGCCACCCGGTGGTGGGTTTCTGGTAATTCAACGCCCTGTTGTTACCGTTAAGGTAATAATCTGATCAATTTTCGAATTAGTCAATAGATGTGACGAGGAAAAGTTTACCAAAATGGTAAATGCATGAGGCGCGGGAAGTTATCCCCCCGGCAGGAGTGACAGGTAGATTAGGGGTTTACTGGTTCTGGCTGACGATGAACTTGATGAAGGCGGTGATCTTGTTTTTCTCTTCCTGCGGCAGCCTGGCGTATTCGTGGTGGTCATAGTCAATCAGACCAGCATTGCCAGGCGGCAGGATCAGCTCATATGCATCGCGGCCGAACGCCCGCGCGATAGCCGCCAGTACGCCAATACTGGTTGAACCTTCTACGTTCAGGATGCGATTTACGGTCGCCTGACCGATGCCGGCCGCTTCCGAAACCTTTTTCTCAGAGTTCAGATTCGGATGCTCTCCCATCCATACACCCAGGGTAAAAGCTGCCTGCTTTTCTACGCTCCATTCCTGCGGGTCGATAATCTTCGGCAGGATCGGGTTGTCAGAAAGATGGTCGACATCCAGCCAGAATCGCTCTTTCCTGGTGAAAGCTTCGATCTCGCGCGCGACGCTTGCGCCGATATTTTTTGTCCCTTTGCTCCACCTGTTAACGAGATTCGCTGATTTTTTGAACCTCTCGGCAAACCGGAGTTGCGTGTTATCGAAATCCTTCCGAATTATCTCGTTGAGGTTGTCGCGTCTTATGTCGTAGATGCTTTTCATTTCTATTTTTTTAGCCTGAAATTGTTACCTAACTGATTAAATTTAATGGAATATTACCATAAAGGTAAACTTACCAAAAAGGTAACAGTCATTGATTTTTACACCAGATTGGTAATAATCAGGCTGTCTAAAGTTAGTCCGGGACTAAAAAAATATGAGCGATGTGCAAAAATTTGACTTCAAACGCTGCTGGCTCGACCTCTCTCCGGCAGAGCGCGAAGAGTTCGCAAGTGACGCCGGCACGACCAGCCACTACATTCAGGTTCACCTGACTGGTCGTAGAAGAATTCCACGTAAACCTCTGTTAGAAAGACTGTTTAAAGCCTGCAAATCCCGTAAGTGGATCTCCGCAAAATCCGACCTGGTCCTCTGGTTCCACGAACGTTAATCCTCAAAACTCACCCGCGCCGCCACCCCCAGGCGGCTCCTGCCTCTCCCTGAATACCAATCTGGTAATAATTATCCAAATACGGTTGATCTTTTTTTGGCTTGCTGCAAAATTACCAAAGACAAATGCAGAAAGAGGGCAAGTCGATGAAGCGAATTACCCAGCGAGAGGCCATTGAGCAGGGGCTCACTCGGTTCTACACAGGGAAGACGTGTAAGCATGGCCATGACAGCGAGCGATACACCATCAGCGGCGAGTGCGTTACGTGCAATAACGAGCGCGCGCGCCGGCAGGCGCAGATGAGATCAGAGCGTCTGAAAGCAGCCAGAAAGGCCAGGGAGGCAGCATGACGCCTTCAGCTTATATGGGGGTGCAGGATGGCCAGTAGCTGGATAAAAGTCGAGGTGATCACACCAGACAAGCCGGAGATTTTCCAGATAGCGGAAATCCTGAATATCGACCCCGACGCGGTACTCGGTAAGCTCGTTCGCATATGGGCATGGGCGGATCAGCAAACTGTTGACGGTAACGCTGGCAGCGTTACAAAAGGAGTGCTTGACCGTATCGCTTTTATTACAGGATTCGCTGATGCACTGATCGCTGTTGGTTGGCTCGCCTACGACGGCAACAAGCTTATTCTCCCCAACTTTGAGCGCCATAATGGGGAAAGCTCTAAAAAACGGGCACTTACAAACAGAAGGGTTGCAGCACACCGTAAAAATGAAACGCAGAAAGTAACGCTGGCAGCGTTACAAAAAGCGTTACCAGAGGAAGAGGAAGAGGAAGAAGTAAAAGATAAGATCCCCCCTAACCCCCCAAGGGGGAGGGAGCCAAAAAAATCTTATCCGTATCCTGAACAGCTCAATGCCGAAGCCTGGGATGAGTGGAAGGCCTACAGGTCAGAAATGCGGTTTAAAGCCTATGCGCCAACTGAACGGAGCGAGGGCGCAGCAATCACCGAACTGATTAACCTGTCTGGCGGCAACCACACACGGCAGATGCAGATTGTGAAGCAGAGCATGGCGAAGGGTTGGCAAGGGCTTTTCGAGCTGAAAGGCGGCTCTGGGCAGCGAGATGTGAACACCATATCCCGTCCGGATACCGAGATCCCGCCGGGATTCAGGGGAGGCCCTGCACCCTGACAGCCAGCGCAGCGCGGAAGCGCGTTTTTTTACGCCTTAATGTTTACCAAAAAGGTAATAAAATATGCGCAATACTATTGATATTGATCCGTTTATGGTTATAAATTACCAATAAGGTAAAAATCATGCGAAAGACACTACAGGCACTTGGCCGGCTTAAAGCGGGCCAGATGAACAAAACCGAAACGGCGTACTGTCAGAACCTTGAGCTGCGTAAGCGCTACGGGGAAATCGCCTGGTACCGGTTCGAAGGCATCAAGCTGCGTCTGGCTGACAACACGTTCTACACGCCTGACTTCGCCGTGATGCTGGCAAACGGCCAACTGGAAATGCACGAAGTGAAGGGGGGTTACTGGACTGACGATGCTAGGGTGAAAACCAAAGTCGCAGCCGACCAGTACCCATTCCGGATCATCGGAGTAACGAAGCTCCCGGCAAAAGCCGGCGGCGGGTGGAAGGTCGAAGAGTTCTAAAACAACGATCTTCATTGATATCAATTGAATCAATAAGTTAAACGGGTAAGCGGGGGTAAGTATGGATTTTGATTTCGTGAATTACAGTCGTCGGTCACTGCTGCTGTTCGTGATGGTGGCAAACATCATTGGGTGGGTGGCAATCATCGCCGTCCTGTATGTGGCTTATCTGGCGATCGAGTGGGTGACAGCATGAACATCGAAACAGTAAACGATCTCATCGCCTCCCTGGAGAGCGCAGGCGAGCTGTCGATCAGAGAGCAGAAGTTCCTGAAGCTGGCGAAAGCGTACCAGCAGCTGGCTGCGGAGAATGTGGCGCTGAAGGCTGGCGTAACTTACTTCGCATACTCGCCTGAATACGGTTTTGATTATTTCAAAGATAAACAGAGCGCTATCGACACAGCGCAGGCTGAAATTGACGCATACCGTGAGGACGTAGACGACGGCTGGAGCGAAGATGTTCAGCGCGTGTCATGGGGTGTCGTAATTCAGCAGGCTCAAGGCTTCGATGCTCAAGGTCTGCATACCTCGGATAGTCAGCATATCTATCAAACATGCGATTACCGGCTGGTTGACTCGGTAGCAACCCCCGCCACCGATCGCATCGTAGACGGGATTAAGGCTGAAGGTCGCGCAGAGGGTATCAACTTTGCCGCAAGCCGCCTTGCCGCTGCTTTCAATCACGGATTCGTTGATAAGCCGATGGCAGAGGTTGGCGACGTGGTGCGCATGATTCTTGGCGCTAAAGAGGATTTGGCGAACGACCCGGTCCTAGCCGCCGATGGCCTGTCTGGTGAGTACGCAGAAAAATCCCTGGCTGAATGGGAAGCCGCGCTGCGCGAGGGGGCCAAATGATCCGCCTTCACAACGCAGATTGCTTCGATGTCTTCCCGCAAATCGCCAGCGGTACCGTTGACCTGGTATGTGCCGATATTCCCTACGGTACCACTCAGTGCCGCTGGGATTCTGTTCTCGACTTGGCTCTGATGTGGGAGCAGCTCTACCGCATCGTTAAGCCCAGCGCTGCCATTGTGCTGTTTTCCGCTCAGCCGTTCACCAGTGTGCTGATTAACAGCAATCTGCGGGACTGGCGTTCAGAGTGGATTTGGGAGAAAGGCAACGCCACCGGGTTCCTTAATGCCAAAAAGCAGCCACTGCGTGCTCACGAAAACATTGAGGTGTTTTACCGCCGTCAGCCGACCTATAACCCGCAATTCACCCACGGGCACGAACGGCGCACATCGAAGCGTAAAACCGTCAATTCAGAGTGCTACGGCAAGGCACTAACCCTGACGAAATACGATTCAACTAGTCGGTACCCGCGAGACGTGCAGTTTTTCTCGAGCGACAAACAGACCGGCAATTATCACCCGACCCAGAAGCCTCTGGCACTGGTGCAATACCTGATTGAAACCTACAGCAACCCTGGCGATACGGTGCTGGACTTCACTATGGGTAGCGGTACCGCCGGCGTTGCCTGCCAGCAGACTGAGCGCAGCTTCATTGGCATCGAGAAGGATGCCGCCATTTACCGCACCGCATGCGAGCGCATGGGGATTAAGCAGGAGCGTGCAGCATGACAACTGATATCACCGAACTGGCGCAGCGGAACGAATTGCTGATTGCAAACGGGCAGCAGACAGCCGACCTGCTACGCCATCTGGCAGATAACGAAATTGATTCTGACTATTTTGCCGTTGTGTCGGAGTGCGAAAGCTACGGGAAAGAAACTGAAGCAGAGCTATCAATCACGGAGTTTGCGCTACGTGCCGCTCACTACGTTGACGAACTGGTAGAGGCGCTGGAGAAGGCGCAGAGCAGAGACGTAATCCAGTCAGCTAAAGACTACCATTTCGACCAGCAGGCAGACCGCATCGCCGAGCTGGACGCAGAGCTTGAGCGGGAGAGAGAAAAATCACGGCGCGTGATGTCTCGCATCGCCGAGCTGGAGTCCCGCACCGTGAAGCTGCCAGAGTTATGCGTGGGGGTTGTTCAAGGTGGACATGCGGTAATGGTGCCATATCCAGCAGGACACTGGTTTAACAAGACAGCGATTTTGGAGATGCTGGCCGACGCTGGCATCAAGGTGGAGATTAAATAATGGTAACTTTTACAAGAGAGCAACTTATTGAAGAGGCGAAATACAACCTGGAGCACTGCTTCTGCTCTGAAAAAACAAAAGTTTTAATGGGTATAGCTATTGCCTCCTTAGCTGCTAAACCTGTAGGTCTTTTTGCTCATCGAGCGGGGGTATGGGTAGAGCTATGCCAGGGCGACACATTTGATCACCCAGATGGAATGCCCTTGTTCGCTGGCATCAAGGTGGAGGCTGAGTGATGGCACTGAAACACGATGAACTTTGCCAGATAGCCTGCCGCTTTCTGCAAAACAACGGATTCAAAGTAGCTTTCCACGACCGCTTTGTCGCTGCTGTTGCCACTGGTGAGCAGCCGGACGCTATCGGTTTCCGTAACCTGGCCTCCTGTTTGATTGAAGTTAAGTGTTCCCGTTCCGACTTTTTGGCGGACAAGAAAAAGTCATTCAGAAGGATGCCGAGCCAAGGTATGGGCGACTGGCGCTTTTTCATGGCAGAGCCTGGGTTTATTGAAGTCTCTGACTTGCCGCCAGGCTGGGGCCTCCTGCACGTCAGAAACGGGCGCGTGTACAAAGTCCACGGATGGCCGGGAAACGCGCTGTGGTGTTCACGTGAGCATAAGCCGTTTCAGGCCAACAAACAGGCCGAGTGTGATTACATGTACAGCGCCCTGCGCCGGATGGACCTGCGCGGACATCTCAAAGAGGTTTATGACGGCGTGATCGTTAACAAATCAGAAGGAAACGCGGCATGAGCATATTGACCAAAGAATTAATTCAGAAAATTTTGAATGATGACTGGCTCTTAATGGATGACTGCGAAGGACTTGAAAATTGCACGGTGATTAAAGAACTGGCTCGCATGGCGCTGGCCGCAATGGACCGCGAGCCGGTGGCGTGGACATGGCACTATCGTGAGCAATGGCATGTCACAAACGATAAATGCCGGGCAGAATTTGTCGCAACAGATGGTGATGTGGCTGTACTGCCGCTCTATCGTCACGCGCAGCCAGCGCCGGAATATCCCGAAGTGTTACCCTGCCCGGTATTACTAGAGCCGGGGTTGCGATTTGGCAAAGGCATTAAGACCAGCACCATGCTTGCCGCCCTGGCGCGCAGGGCCGTACACGAATCTGATATGGCGGCGCTGTCACCGGAAGAGAGAGTGGAGTTTCAGGCGCGGATTGAGGATTTCAAAGCGCTTATTGCGCAGCCAGCGCCGGTAGTGCCGGATGATGTGCTGGACGCATTGCAGAAGGTTGCTCGTATACGCCTCGACCTGAATGACTTCGACGGCGATCGCCGTGGCATCGCTGATTGCCTGTGTGATGCCGAAGAGGCGTTAATCGAGGTGGTAAACCGCCGCGCCGCCATGCTCGCAGCCGCCCCGCAGGAGGGAAAATGACTATTGCCATCGATCGACTTAAGGAAGTGACAAGGGTCTTTGGTCGCAGGCATATCGCCTACCAGATGGCCAGAGAACTGCTGGAGATTTATAGCGGTAACGGCCCGTTAGTGTGGAATGCGCTGAGCGATTTCCCTCCTGAAGTTAACGGAAAATATCTGGTGATGACCGGTTATGGTGATATTCGGACCGCCTGCTATGACTGCGAATCAGGGGAATGGAGGGCTTCAGATGGCACCATTACCGGAGTTATCAGATGGATGGATTTGCCAGCCTCCCCGCAGGAGCCAAAACCATGACAGAGGGAATGCGACAGCACCGCGCTTTCGTGCTGACTTGTTTGCTGGCAAGAGCTAAGCGCAGAACGGCGCAGGAGGGGAAGTGATGGTTTTCGGTGGATACACACTCGATCTAACGTGCGATTGCCCTGACTGCCAATCTTACATGGGCTCACCTGAGTACAGAACAGAAGAAAAAGGGTTTAAACGGTTGGTAGGAGATAATTTTACCGAGTGCTACAGAGCTGCAAAAAAGCGAGGCTGGAAGTTCAACGCCAATAAAACACACTGTTTAGCACCTGGGCACAAGGTGAAGACTGATGCCTAAATCCCCCGCAGAACGCAAAGCCGCGCAGCGCGCGCGGCAGTCCGCCGCCGGCGAGCGCAAGTTTGAGGTGGTGCTCGACGAGCAGGAAATGGAGATGCTGGCGCGTAACTGCGCCGCCAGGCGCCCTGGTCGCGATCCATACGAAATGGCCGAGTACATCGCGCTGCTGATCCGCCAGGATGACGCCCGGGTGCGCGGCCGGATTAACGCCATCAGCAAACGCCGCTGCGGCAAGTGCGGCGATCAACTGCCGGTGGCATCCTGCCCGCACTCAGGAGAAGCCGCATGCTGGGTGATGTACGGCTGGCACGAAACGAAACTACCGCTGTGACATGTCACGTCATATTGACTAAATCCTCGCATGATTATACTGTTTATATATACAGTGTGCGCCGGGAGACCGGT